ACCATCCCGACCAGGGTTTTTTACATGTCTCCATCATGGGCATAAGGGGATTGACTCCACCAGGTTTTTTAAAGACTCTCCATGTCTTCTTCATCGTCCTTGACATAAGCAGGGACATTATCAGGATCCAACCAACAAGTATAATCGTGGTCTTCCATAGCAGTCATAAGTTGCATCTCATTGTCGCAGAGATACATATCGCGGTAGCGTCCAGTATAGGAATCTACCTTCTGAATGCGGCAATCAGGCATTCCGTTGATTTCCAACTTACCAACCTGAATATAACGATAAGGAAACCGCTCCATAAGAACGGTTGGTTTTTTTACAACTTTCATGCAACCTCAACGGTTTCAAGATCTTGGAAAAGATATTCCATTAACATTTCATAGTCATCTAGAGGATCTCCTGAAAACACCACTCCCTCGTTTTCATAGAAGCGGCGCACCTTTTTGAAAAGTTTTGGATTTTTTACGTCAAGGAAAATTTCGCCATTGGCAGCAGCACGAAGTGTGCTGATGTCTTTCTTAAATTTTTCAGTAATTGCCATTGTTGTATGTGGTTTACCCGATTATTATAGATGTTTGACTGTATATAGTCAAGATGCCAGATCGGAAACTGGCAATCGGAGTGAAAGGATTCGAACCTTCGGCATCCGCCTCCCAAAGACGGCGCTCTACCAAGCTGAGCTACACTCCGTTAAGTTGAGGGGTTTTCCCATCAACAAAGATATTATATCACAGATAACCGTTTTCTTGCAACCACTTTTTGGTAAGAGGAGTTGGTTCATAATCAGTCCACATAGTTCCACGAGCACAAGACTCAAGTGCTTCCATAGTAACTTTCTCAGTTCTACCTGCCCACCCTGCCTCTGCTTCCCATGGAACTGCGCTTCCAGGATAAGATCTTTCCGCCATCTCACGATAGAGCATGGGAATATCTTCTTCTGGTCTGATGATAGCAATCAAAGAGTTCTTGATAGAACCTGCCATGCAGTCTTGGGCAGCGTGCCATCCTTCATGACGCATCACCGTCATTAAGACACTAGGGCGACGCATGTACGTTTTATTCAGAAAAAAGTTATTACTAATCGTATGATATACACCACGGTGTCCAACAGGAAAATATTTTTCATCTGCTAGAAACACCTTAACTCCGACCTTATCAAGGGCAACGAGCATTCTACCGAACTCGTCAGCAATAATACTATAATCACTATTGGGATGAGCGTCAGCAATAGTAGAGATATCTTCGACTCTTTGTACATCTTTGATGCATTCACGGAGAATCATACACCCCAATGCATCCATAGTGTAGTAACCCTTGGTGATTTTAGAGTCAGCAAGAACAGGAGTTGCAATAGAAACTGCTGCCAACATACCAGCAATAAATTTTATCATGTGTTATTTGTTTAATTCTAAAAACTGAAGAAATTCATCTTCTATATTATATGTAGTCTTGTTTCCTTGACTTACCCAATCATGACAAAACTCATATAGAAATTGAACTTCTTGCAATTTAAAATGATGCTTTAACTTCAAGAAAGATTCTTGTCTAAGAATCATTCTTTCTTCACTATACCGCCAATCGTTATTCATAATTCACTATTTACCTTTAAGTAATTCTTCTATAGTTTTTCGCACTTCTTCAGATTTTTTTTGTTCTCTTTCAGAGTGCTTATATCCATATTTACCATGGAAAATAAAATGTCCTTGGCAAATCATTGTCATGCCAAATAAAAAAAGGGCAACAACACCCACCCATTCTACAATGTGATATTGAGCCATGGCAATAAAGGTGGAATAACTCCAACAAGTCTTAGAAGTCCCTCAGCAAATAAAGCAAGAACCACCCAACCAACGCACATGCTAATGATAGAAGCATTACGGTTGTGTCGTCGTATTGCTGCATCGATCATCTCCTGAACTCGTTCTTCGGTTAGTCTTTCTGGGGGTTCCATTCCATCTCCCCAATTTTTAAATTTAAAATTCATTCTTTATCACCCAGAAATTTTGCCAGTGGATCTTTTCTTGTTTTTACAATTGCCACTGCTCTCTTGTAGAACATGTTGTCTGTGTTGCCAGACTGTTCGAAGGTCTCCTTGATCTTCACCCAGTTATTATAGGTGTGCTGATCCATAGGTTCTATCTTTGGAATACTACTAGTTATGCTAGTGAGTATCTAAAGAATGTCAACTATATGTTGAAACAAACAAAGTGTTTAAGAAATTATTAAACGGAAAGGGTGGGATTCGAACCCACGGTGCTACTAACACGGCAGTTTTCAAGACTGCTACCTTAAACCACTCGGTCACCTTTCCAAGTAATCCTTCTCAATTTGATAAGGATGTTTTTTTTCTGTCCAGATCTCATAACCTTCTATAAGATCTGGAATTAACCACTGATCAACACGATAGCAATACTTCCAGTTAACAGGTTGGGCACAGTTTAACACAACCGTAAAAAAGAATGCTCTCAAGTGAATCCAAAATGTAAGCATTATCTCACATCAAAATCTAATTTTCTAACTTTTCTTTTTCTCCTTGCTTCTTGAAAAGCAAGTTCATCATTACTAAAAATACTAGATCTTACCTTATCAACATCATTGTTTATGATTTCAATTAGCGAAAGATCCTTCCCTGATATGTTTATCCCACGGATACTCGTAAAATTCTCACATCCGCAACTTCTCATCTTTGTAGGATGAGACTCTAACTGCTTCCCACAGTTCTTGCACCTGATTACTAACATCTCTAATTATACCTTTAATACTTTCAAGTTCTTGGCGAAGTTCTTGGTTATTTGCCATTTTATTTATCAGTTACGAAATTGATTATATCCAGTACCAGAATGCCATTCACCAGGACCCTCTTGAAAATTCTCAGAACCACCTTGCGTCTCTGCAACGGTAGTCCAGTTTTGAGTTGCCATCTCATAAAGTTTTTGATGGATATCAGCAGATTCTTTACTCTCAGATTCATCAAGAATCTGTTGATCTACAACTGCTTGTTCGTGTGCTTCCTTCACACTCAATTGTTTTTCCGAAAAAACAGGAGGAGGAAACCAAGGATCTTCTACCAAATATGATAGAGCAGGAACACCAATATAAGTTGGAGTATTTATTTGTTCACGTTTTACCATCTCATTATCGACAGCACGCTCCACTTTAAGAGTGCTTTCCTTTTTACTATGTGACGTAAAAACTTTTTTAATATTTTTAAATGCTTGTAGAATCATTTTGTTATTGAAACAAATGGGAAATATCGGATTCGAACCAATGACTTACTGCTTGTAAGGCAGCCACTCTACCGCTGAGTTAATCTCCCAGATTTCTACATTGTAGCATATACTCTACGGTATTGGCAACATCTTCCATGGCAAGTTTTAGATCTTCTCTTTGACCAGATTCTTGCCTCACAATAGGAAGACGATCATCAACAAGAGTCCAACGCCACAAATTCATATGTGTACAATACCATAGATTAATCTTCATGCGATTCTTCGATATTTTCATATTTATTCTCTTTCTGCACTTGCTTGCTGCTCCAGAATGCAAGAGCAATTAATGCAAAGTAAAAAAGAGTGTCATCAATCATCACAAGAAAGAAAATAATACTACCACCATAACGCAACCAATCTGGCAGAGGAGTTACTGCTTTAGCAATCAGTGGACGAATCTTATTCTCAAACTTAAAGAATAAAATTGCTGCTAAGGTCACTGTAATCTCGCTCATAGGAACGACAAAATACAGAGACAGAATAATAAAAATGGGCCAGTATTGCCTCTCTGGAATACGCTTCAAATATGAAACATATAGTTTTACCCACTCTTTACGGGTACGAGGTCTATTAGACCAACGTTGTTTTAGACGAAGTTTTCTCATTCAAATACTGGTACAACTTTTGGATTCCATTCTTCTCTCACTGCCCTCATAACATCTGTTGGTACACCATAATAACCCATATGCATCCAAACACAATCAATGTAACGGAGATCTTCACGATCCGAATCAACAGTGAAAGAATCACAATACTGGACGATATCATAAGGAACTTTTACTTTCTTCCAAGTAATAGGTTCTTCAATAAAAAATGGTACAGTCATTTGCCAATAATCCTTTCACACTTCTCTACATTTTTTTTACAAAAATTACGTACATATGACTCAACATCAACTTCCATAGTGTAGTGAGCGTGCATGTGCATACCCTGAATCAAAATTAAAAGTCCAACAACTACAAGGTTGAAGTGCGTAACTGGATGAGAGAGAATTTTTTTAAACATAAAAAAGGGGACCGAAGTCCCCAGTATTATAGCACGGATTCAGTGAATCAGAAGGTGAACTTCAGACCTGCCTTGGTGCCGTAAGAACGGTCAACACCAGCAACGCCGCTACCCAGGAAGGAAACTTCGCCGTAAGCAGACAGTTGCTCGGTCAGACCAGCGGAAAGACCAGCCTTACCAGAGGGAACGGTGTCAGAAGCGCCGCCGTCGGGAGCAACGATGGTAGCACCAGCTTGGACATACCAACCAGCGGATTCACCCAGAGCACCTTCGTAACCGACATGGGTGTCGATGTTGGTGCCGCTGTAGTTACTGCCAGTGAAACCACTGTTTGCTTCAACGTTCACGTAGGGTCCTGCCATTGCAGCACCAGCGAAAAGGGGAGCAGCAGCCAGAGCTGCGAATGCGGATTTAATCATTTTAGATACCTCGTTATTTTCTCGCAGAGTAATATACCTGCGGATGGAAAGAGACTCGACAAGTCTCTGTTTACTTTGTGACTACTTGCAAGTAGTTGAGGCTTTCATCACATTTTTATTTATTAAGTTTTACAACTATCGGGAATTCGGATTCCCGAAGCGGAGTATCGGAATCGAACCGACGACATCTAACTTGGAAGGATAGCGTTCTACCGCTGAACTAACTCCGCATTGTGGTGGGGGTAAACCCCCAACGCACTGCCTTCACACGGACAAGAATATTATAGAATAAAATGAAGGATCTGTCAACTAGAACACAGAAGTATTGTTTGTTGGTTGTTCAGATTCTAATTCTTCCAATTCACTTTCCATCTGCATTTCCTTTTCCTCATGTTGCTTCTGTTGTTCTTCTGGAGGAATTCCTAGACTTTTAAAAACAAATGCCTCACAAATTCTCTTAGAAAGTGCCGCTTGTTTTATTTCCTTTTCAGGATCTTCGAATTGATAAACATCAACGTCGTAATTAGACATTGCCTGAACATAAAGATTGATATCTTCACGCATAACTGCTGTAACAAAGTGTCTTTCATAATGTAGTCCTTGTCCAAAAGGAGTTGGCGATTGAACAAGAGAATATTGCTTCATGTTATTAATAATTTCATAACACTTTCTCCTTGCATCGTTTGCAACATGTCTCCTTTGATCAATAGAAACTCTGAGAGGAATCTTTTTACTAGAAAGATAATTATTTGTAAGGGATTCTGTATTATAAGTTGGATGGTCCATAGGAATCCAATGAACTTTCCAAGGATCAATTCCAGCATCTCTGAGAAGAGTTGTAATAGGTATAGTGTGTTGGTCAAAGACTGATTGAACCATTAAAGAAACTGCTTGTCCATTACGCTCATCACTCATCCATTCATACAAATATTCGTCAATAATGTCAGGATGCTGCCTATTATCATTAACTTTTTCTCTCCAATCCCAAAGTCTAAACATATACTCAGCAACACCTTTAGTGTGGCGAGTGTGTGGATTCTGAATGTGTGAAAAGAAAGACCATTCCTCAGCAGGTGCTTCCTCAAATAAATCACTCCATGTAATACCTTCCCAACCAGCATCTCTGAAGATATTTACATGAGAAACAAGAGCATTTTTGGGAATACCAATATAAACAAACTTACCTTGTCGGTATGCTTGAATTTCGTTTTGTAGATTTTTTAGACTGTACAGATGCATTTTTTTATTAGCAAAATAAAATATTTTAAGAAAATTGATTATACCATATTACAATGCTTTAAGCACACTTGGTCTATCATCAACTCTATAATTGAACTTAGGTTCGGGATTACCATCTTGATCATTTTTTTCTGGTGGATACCAGAATCCATCTTTCGGAGTAAATACTGGAAATTCTTTTACAAAAATATCTTCATAGAAACGCTCCCTAACCTTATATTGTTGCATAACATGATTGTATACAAGTTGATCTTGCCCTAACATTGTTCTTTCAAACGCACCCCATCCAGGTCTAATATCACCATTAGGGAAGCACATTTTTTCCCTAATGTACTTTTGAAGTTCTAATGGTTTTTCATCAGATTTATGAACAATATCTTTTTTCTCAATTACATAAGGAAGATTAAATTCTCTGAATAATTGATTTAGGAGAAAATTAGAATCCCATTTAGGATGATCCATAGGAATCCAATTGACCTGATATGGAGATATGGTTGGTGGAAACATATCCGTGAATGGTGATGTATGATCATCGTTCACACTGGTTAAAACATATCTGAGAAAAGATGGATCCCTTTCCATCTTTTTCATAAAGACTGTAATTTTTTCGTCGTTTTTTAATGATTGAGTAATTCCTTTGATATATCTATTAATTGGTTTTCGGATGTGACCTATAAATACACGATTGGTATTACACTCCATCGCAAGGTCCCAAATATGCTTTGGTTTCCATCCCTTTCTTTGAAAGAACTCAGTATGGGTGCAAAGACCATTTTTAGGTATAGCAAGATATACAAAATCACCTCTGCAAAATGCCTGTATTCCAGGCACTATAGACCATCTATTTTGACGCATATAAAAAAATTAAGTGTGTTATATATATCACTAAACGACTCAGGTTGGATTTGAACCAACGACCGACTGCTTAGAAGGCAGTTGCTCTATCCAACTGAGCTACTGAGTCATGAGACAATCATATCAGAAACTGGATAGATTGTCAATGTTCTAGTCTTGCGATTTGGTTTCTTCCATCACTGGTTCTAAAGGTGGTGCAGATTCATATATTGGAGATGACTGCATTTTTTGATCATTAGTTTTTTTAGATTTCTCTACAAAAGTTCCTTCTTCTATTTCTTTTTCTTTTAGAAGTTCTAATCCTTTTGCAACTCTTTCTTGTTCGGAAAGATGTTCTACAAGGAATTCACACCGATACTTGGAACATGTTACCGATCTTGCAGAATAAATCTGACAAAATCCCAATAAATCATTATAAAAAACACATCCTCTCCTGCGAGAGTTCATGTTAATCCTCATACAAGGATAATTATTTGGGTTTGTCCAAGTTGGTTTATCAGGAAACAGATTACTTCCTTCCTCATAAGTCATAAAACAGTCATCCCAAGTAATTTCAACTCCAGGATTAAGTTCTCTGATACGTTGCAATACTTCCATGTGATCTGGGATTGCTCCCATAATCCAGTTTCGATCCTCTACTGTACAGCAGGATCCATCATATCCTTTAATATTGCAACATTTAGTTCTGCAAAAATCAGTGGTTTCAGTCATGAATAGATTAATTTTTTAGTATATTGGTAAGCATAATGCTCACGGTTTCCTTTAATACCCCATCCCAACCAGTAATATGCACCTACCATGTATTGGTGAACAGGTTGTCCTCTTCCTTCAAATTCTGGAAGATACTTTTGGAAGATGGGTTCGTTAATCATGTAACGTGTTTGACATTCAAGCGTACTAGGATCACAACCATAACGTTTAGCAAACTTTCCTAGTCCATTATAACGACCAATAGAAGTCCACTGAATTAAACCGTATCCACCCCGAAGGCATCGGTGATATGGAACAATTGCCCCTCCTTCACAAACATTGGGTCGAAAACCAGATTCTGCTTTGATATTACCCAAGATTGTAGCAAGAGCATTGCGATCAAAAATCATAGTTTTCTCTTGGAGTTGTGCAAGAACATACTGTTCATTTTTATTGCATGTTGGACATTTCCAAGTTGGTTCTTCTACTTCAATTTTAACAATTTTTTCTGGATTAACTTTTCCTACTATAGGAATTGCTGGTCCAGTCATCATTTCTGCATGGGTTGATGTACAACCTAAAGTAAGTGACGAAATTGTTGCCACTGAAAGTATTTTTTTTAAATGCACTAATACGTATTGAACTCTACATCCGAATAGAAGGGGGGTATACCGCAACCATCTCTGGGGGCACCTTCCTCGGCTCTAATTTTCACTCAAAATCTTATAATAAAAAACCTACTTTTCAGTAGGTCTCTACATGTTATCATGGGTATTTAGTTTTGTCAATTAGGATTAAAAACTCTACCCCATCCATCGTTTCCGTTTGGACACCATCTTGCTTGGAGTTCTGATTTTTTGTAGACAGCACCCCTGCCGTTGTATACATCAGAAGAATAACCGTCATTGAGAGATCCATAAGGATCATTAACAACATAGTCATCACCTTTCTTTCCTATGACTACACACATATGACCACCCTTAGGAGCACTAAGAGGACCTCTGTGCAGGATACCAATAACAACTGGACGACCCAAAGCCAGTTCAGTATCCAAATCTTTGAAAGTTAAATCATAATGGAATGAAGATTTCAATCCATATGACTGTAGGACTTTTGTTTGTACAGAATGATCTGTAGTATCTCCTACAGCAAATACTTTTTCTACATAAGCATCATCTCCCTTAGCACCTTTGAGTGTTCCTGGTTTGAAATACTCAAGAACCATAGCACAGGAAGAAGAGTTACAAGTGCGTTCAGCATTTGTATAATTGTCTGTCTGTGGAAAGTAAGGAACTTCCAAGACGGATGATTTTGGTTTAGTTCTATATAGGTTTACCCATTCAGAATTATCATCCATAAATTCAACAGGAAGATTATCTTCCAACCATTGAACAGCAGCAACATGATTTGGATTGTCTGCTTTATAGAACTTGAAAAAGTTATGAAGGTCAATTGCCATACAATGACAACATAGGCATTATATTTAGATACGCGAATAGCAGATTTTAACTTCTCCTTGAGAAGGAGGAGCAATCGTATCAAATGCACCATAAGAAAGGTCAAGGATGCGTCCACGAGCATAAGGACCACGATCATTCACTTTAACAATAACCGAAGCACCATTCCTTTGGTTAGTTACCCGTAGGCGCGAACCCATAGGTAAATAAGGATGAGCTGCAGTATTACTATAAGCGTTAAATCTTTCGCCGTTTGCAGTAGTTTGACCATGGAATCCATCTCCCACTCCATAATGTGAGGCATAACCACAAGTTGCTGCCTGCGCCTGTAACGGCATAGCAGCACCCATAGCAAGTGCCGCAACAAATAATTTTTTAATCATAATAAACTAACAAAAATCAACCTTCAGAAACTTCTTCAGTTACTTCTTCTGCAGGAGGTTGTGGCAATGTAACACCAATTTGTCCCAAATATTCGATAGCACCTAGAACTTTAAGAAGAAGATCTCGCTTTTCTACGCCTTGATTTTTAACAACTTCAATCTCAGCAATCAGAGTTTCTCTTTGCTGTAGAAGACTTGCAAGATGTCTTTGTTGTTCAGTCAGTTCAATTGTTTGCTCTTCAGACATAATTTCTAAAAATTAATTTTTTAAGTTTGTTTTATTTATCAGACAAATATTCAAGAGAATAAACATCATGATCTGATATTGTTGGATCTAACCACTCGGCAAACTCACTACGGAGAGCATGAGCATCTTCAACCTGTTGTACTGCATCCTGCATTGTTCTACAGGGAGTTTCATCACATAATGTATGGAGTCTATCGATAACCCAATCATGAGTCATCGTTAGAGTTTCCTCTAAAGTTACCATAGTCTTTCCGCATGTAGCGTCCAAGGATGTTACTATTATAGTAGGCAGGAACTCCTTCGTCAAGAGCTTCTGATAACACGTTATTGAGAAACAGTTGCTTAGTCTCTTCAAAGTTACAATTACCTTTAGTTTCATGAAGACTTAAGATTTCTCTACTGAAGGACTCTTTGCCGTATTTTTTAATATCATCTTTTAACTCAGGACAAGAACCATAATACTTTTTCCAGTCCGACTCTTGTTTTACTTTTCTTTTCTTTCCCGGAGGTTTTCTAAACGACCAAAAATACTTTCGCCCAATGTACGATCGTCTGTTGGACTGATTGGTAATACGGTAAACAAACCCAAAGTAATCCCCAATATCATCAGAGTCAAACACTTTGCCATCATATCTCCATGGATTCTCATAACTCATAGTATAATAATCTTATGAGCTATTATTTATCCTTTAACCCTAGCAAAGCGATTCTAGCAATAAAAAAGGGGGTTTGTCAACCCCCCGAGTATTATTTGAGTTTTGTATCAACCTTTCTTTCTCAGGTTCTCTGCAGACTTACTGATAACTCCCTGCATTTGACCCATCTTCTTTCTATTTTCACCAGATGCTTCACCAGTTTCCTGAGCATCCTTCATAGCAGCAGTTCTCAATTTCTTGTATCTGTCATACATGCGACCGTGCTTTTTGGTATCGATTTCTTTGTAACCTTCTTCAACTGATGCAAATGCGGCGAGTTCTTGCTCCGAAAATAAACCAGATGCTTCTTCACCAAGTCTAGCAGCAACACTGGATGCCTTGCTAGCAACTTTCTTTGCTGCCTTACCAAGGAAACCCTTGATGCCACTCTTAACTTCTTTCTTTTTCTTCTCTACAGTGCTTACAACCGCTTGCTTAGCAGCACGTCCTGCTCTTCTTGCCTCATCCTTAGCGATTGAACCAGCGATACCAGCAGCTGCCTTAGCACCCTTTGCTTTTGCCTTAACGCGCTCTACAGCGCCTTTAACCGCTGCCTTACGAGCAGATGCTCTCTTCTCTCCAACTTTTGCCTTGGCACGTTCACGGCGTTGCTCTGGACTTTCAGTATCACTACCATAAGTGATCTTTGCCTCATCCAAGTATTCAACTACTGCTTCTTCCATCAAAGAATATGATTCATCTAAACCATAACCTTCTTCTACAAGTTCTTCTACTAACTCATCAATAATTTCATCAAGTAGTTCTTCAGTAATTTCAGTAGTTTCAACTTCTACAGTTTTCTCTACTTTATTGTAAATAGAGTAATATGCTTCAACTAAACCTTTATTAGTCATTGTTCTTGTATACTTTATCTAAGTATATTTATAAAAAAAGAGGGTCCCGAAGGACCCTCTTTTTAATTGGGGATATCCCCATATGAAGCATAACCATCATAATTGCCAAACATATAATCATCCGCCATTGCAGCATCCTTATATGTTTGGTAAGAATCTTTTAATTCATTTGAAGTTCTTGGGGTGAGAGGTTCAATTTCATCCATCTCCCTCCAAACTTTTTCAAACTCATTATCAGATTCTTTTTTCCAAGTGTCGTCACCTGGGACAGGTTCTGTACCATATTCCCAAGTATCATAGTCTTCTTCGTTTCTAGGATCAGAGGCTGAATCCTGAGAATGTATCTGATTTGACATCTTGTTTGATTCCTCCAACGATGTACGACTCAACTTCGGTCTCTTGAGGCGCAACTTGGAGACCCTTAGAAGAAATCCAGTGCTCTGTCCAGGGCAAGGGATTGTTTTTAGCAGAGATGTCATAAATTGGTTTCAGTCCGATTGCTTTCATTCTACGGTTTGCAATCCATTCAACATACTGTTGTAACAGTTTGTCATTTAGACCGATCATTGATCCATCCTTGAACAGATACTCTGCCCAAAGTTTTTCTTGATTTACACAGTTTTCAAAAGTTTTAATTAACCAAGGTTCTTCCTCTTTAGAAATCTTTGCCATTTCTGGATCATCACCTTGCTTCCACTTATTAAGAATGTTTTGAGTAATAGCAAGATGTTGATTCTCATCTCTAGCGATTAGTGAGATGATTTTTGCACTTCCTTCCATAAGCTTGAGTTCGCCAAAAGCAAAACTACATGCAAAAGATACGTAAAAGCGAATACCTTCAAGTATATTAACGTTTGCAATTGCTCTGAATAGTTTGCGCTTGAGTTCATACCTTGCCTCTTGTGCGTAGGGGACTTGCTCTAATGCGTGCTGCCATTGATTAGTATTATCATACTGATGTGCTGCATTGATAAAGTCATTATATGCCTGAGTAACACTCATAGCACGTTCTACGATACGATCATCAGTCAGAATGTGATCAAACACATCTGCAGGATCGGAATAAACATTCTTGATGATATGAGTATACGAACGACTGTGGATCATTTCCATGAATCCCCAGACCTCCATACACGCTTCAAGTTCGGGAAGAGAGCAATATGGAATGAATGCCATCCCAGGACCACGTCCCTGAACAGAATCAAGCATGATTTGATACTTGAGGTTGGACGTAAAAATATGCTTCTGTTCTGGGCGAAGGGTTTGATAATCGCTACGGTCCTTCTGGAGAGAAACCTCTTCAGGTCTCCAGAAGTAACCTAGTTGTTGAGTTGTGAGTTTATCAAAAACAGGATACTTATAAGAATCATATCTTTGAATACCAAGAGGTTTACCAAAGAACATGGGTTGTTTTTTAGTATCAACTACTTCTGAGTTGAATACGGTCATGGAATCTACCATGGTTTTTTCGCTATCGATGCTTGTCTTAAATCTTACAAGACTCACAATCTTCCTCCTCTGCTTGTTCTAGTTGCGCGATTAAGTTTTCAAGACTTTCTTTAGTTTCATCAACTTCATCAGTCTTGAAGTCATATGTATTCTGGTAGTAACTGGTTTTCCAACCGTACTTATATGTAGTCAAAAGATCTTGTGCCATTATAGACACTGGGACCTCATTATCTGGATATTGTGTAGGGTTGTAACTCCAGTTTCCACTGATTGCCTGATCAAAGAATTTTTGCATTACAGCAACAATATTAATATAACCACGATTGGACTCCATATCCCAAAGAAGTGTGTAATGGTTTTTAAGAGATTGGTACTGTGGAACAATCTGCTTAAGTGGTCCCTTTTTCGACTTCTTAACGGACAAGTATCCTCTAGGTGGTTCAATTCCGTTTGTGGCATTTGACACAACGGAACTGCTCTCTGAAGGCATCTGTGCGGACAGTGTTGAGTTCCTAACTCCATATTGGAGTACCTGTGCTCTAAGACCCTCCCAATCATAGTGAAGCTCATTTGGCACAATCTCATCTACTTCCTTTTTGTATGTATCAATCGGAAGAATTCCGTGACCATACTTTGTTCGGTTGCTATACTCACAAGCACCTTTCTCTTTAGCAAGATTAACAGTTGCTTGGATGAGATAATATTGGAACGCCTCAGTGAGATCATGTACTGTCTTCCAGGCACCAGCATCATCGTATGGGTGCCCATGCTTGGCAAGATAGTGTGCTAAACCAATATACCCGATGCCAAGTGAGCGGCGTGCCTTGGTGGCGATTTCTGCTGCTCTGATGGGGTAGTTCTGAAAATCAATGAGTTCATCAAGAGCCCTAACAGCAAGATCGCAAAGAACTTGAAGATCCTCAAGATCCCTAATTTTCCCAACATTAACAGCACTAAGAATGCAGAGAGCAATTTCACCATCAGTATCATCAATGTGTTGGAGTGGTTTGGTTGGCAAAGTGATCTCTTGACACAAGTTGCTCATCTCAACTTTATCCATGAAGGAAGAGTGAGAGTTGCAGTGGTCAATGTTCATGATATACAGTCTACCAGTTTCTGCTCTTTCTTTCAAGATGTCCAGAAAAAGTTCTTGAGCTCCGATAGTCTTTCTTGGAACAGACTGATCTCGTTCATAAACATTGTATAACTCATCAAATCCATCAGTGCCAAAAGCATCATACAGACCAGGAACGTCGTGCGGAGAGAAGAGTGAGATGTTTTCGTTTTTGATGAAACGTTCATAGAACAGTTTGCTAATTTGGATGCTGTAGTCTAACTTGCGAACTCGGTTATCTTCAGTTCCTTTATTATTTTTTAGGACAATGATGTCTTCTATTTCTTGGTGCCAGATTGGGAAGTGGACAGTCGCTGATCCACCTCGGATGCCATTCTGAGTGCAACATCTGACAGTGCTTTCAAATTTTTTGAGGAATGGGATAACACCTGTGTGCTGAACTTCTCCGCCTCGGATCTTACTGTTGATTGCACGGATCCTACCTGCGTTGATACCGATGCCCGCCCTTTGTGCAACATATCTGCCGATAGCCATATCAGAACTAAAGATGCTATCGAGGGTGTCATCAACATCAACAAGAACACAGCTAGCATATTGTCGAAGTGGAGTTCGCACTCCCGCCATGATAGGCGTGGGAATGTTGATTCTGTGTTTGGAGATTGCATCGTAGTACTTCCTAACGTAGTCTAAACGTGTTTCCTTAGGATACTTAGAAAAGATAGTAGCAGCAATCAGGAGGTACATAAATTGTGGCGTTTCATATAGAGCGCCAGTGCTTCTATCTTGCACGAGGTACTTGTCAACGACTTGACGTAGACCCGCATAAGTGAACAAATAGTCACGGTGATGATCAACAAACGACTCAAGTTTATCAAATTCTTCATCACTATAAAGATTTAGGATTTCTGAATCGTATACACCCTTATCAACGCACCGCTGGACATGATCTTTAACAGTTGGTGTTTCATGCATACGCCCGTACAACTGCTTGCGAGTAGCAAACAGAAGCAGACGGGCAGCAACGAACTGATAGTTGGGATGATCCAAATCAATCAAGTCAGAAGCAGAACGAATCAGAATCTCCTGAATCTCAGCGGTTGTAATGCCATCATAAAACTGAATACCAGACTGCATCTCAACTTGTGATGCCGAAACACCCGCAAGATCTTTACATGCTTCCTCCACCATAACGTGGAGTTTATTCAAATCAAGAGGTTCAGTTTTACCGTTTCTCTTGACAACTTTAGTTCCATTGCTCATATTTTTTTCCAGTTGTTAAACTTAATTTTTGCTTCTAAACCTGAGTATGTATTTGATTTTAACACATCCATAACATTAAGTCCAGATAGGACCATGTCATTGATGTCTTTCTCTATGATTCCGCTTGGCCAGATGACGACCTTTTGATTTCCATTGATACATCGTTCAACCCTATTAACAATTTCTCTATTGCGGGGTTCATTGTCATAAACAAGAACGAGATCGCTTCCCTCAAGATAACCCAAATCACCATCACTGCCACACAAAGCCACGCTATTGTTAACGAAAGTGCTGTCAAAGGGTCCTTCGACCACATAGATTGGTAATTTTTTATCGATTGTATCAAGTCCATAAATCTTTGGCGAGTTCTCATTAATCATAATGGTGATATATTTATTGGGCGAGTTATCTAGTGCTCTGCCCTGAAATCCTATCAGATTTTTGGTTTCATCATAGAGTGGAATAATAATTCTACTCTCATCATATTTGATGTTATCAAATGTTTGTTTTTGGGTATTAACCCATTTCTTAAATTTTGGAGCATAATAAAATTTGTTTGAATCTAACTTTCTACCTTCAAGATATTCTTTTGCACCAGGAACTTCAGATGCTTTCGGTAGATCAATAGATTTGCGAAAAACTGGTTTTTCAAATTCAAACTTAGGTTCATCAACAACAAAGTTTTTACCAGTATGTCCCTCTTTAAACTTTTCAAGAGTGTACTGTTTGTAAATTGTCGAATCAATTTTCTTCAGAAAATTATTCAAAGACATACTAGCACCACAATTGTGGCACTTGAAATTGGTGTTATTCTTCACAACATAAAAATACCCCCGTGTCTTATTCTTATTCTTCTGCGAATCACCACAGATAGGACAGCGGAAGTTGTAAAGATTATTCTTAACCTTTTTAAATTTTTGTAGTCGTGCTGATACTAAACCAATATACTTGGCGTCAACCAAATCCATTACAAAAAGATATTACTTTGTGCCTTGTATTATAGCAGGTTGTGCAGTAGAAGTCAATGATAATCCAACGTTAGGGAGCACTTGTAGGATTGTCACTGCAGAGGTAAGGACGGCACCTGCCATCCAGATCCACTTTTGATTCTCTTCTATCTTTTTATTCTGCTCATGAAACTTAAGTTTCACACCTTTATCAATATCGGTAATCTCTTCTTTCAATTCTTCAATCATCTTGATGATGAGTTGGTCTGCTCTCTCACTTTCAGCAAGACGATTCTCATGACGTTCTAGAATAATTGCGACCCTGTTACTATTTTCACTAATGGTAGCAACTGCTCGCTCAAGTTTGTCGAGCATTTCTTTACTTAGGTCTTCATAGATATCGAGCTTGCTTTCAAGGACCGCTAACTTTTGGAGACCGAACGCCATTACTTTTGCTGCCAGAGTTTACGATAACCTTTGCCGTAGATGTACTTTTTTTTCTTTTTTACTGGTGGATCATCACCTGCTTCTGTAGTTCCAGCAATCTTTCCTCCACCAATATTATTAGTAGGAACAGCGACAACTGCTTCCTCCTTCAAATTTCTTACAATATTAATAATCTTATCGATATCCATTATAGTTGCTGTAATTCCGATAAACAATATTCATCATGTATGATGTGATCCAGAGTATCTGATCTAGGATACTCTGGAATGCGATTAAGAAATATAAGGAAACTTTTGATAGCACTCCAATACTCAGGTTCTAAATTATAAAACAGTAAAGGAACTGCTGCGTCATTAAAAACATTAAACAAAACAGTTAGATGATTTAATATCAAATGTATTTTTAATTCGCCAGAAGATTTATACCGCTTTAAAAGTCTTTTAATGTACTTGATCTTCTTTAGATCATCATCAAAATCTTCTTTGGTAACCGCCTGGGGATTATCATAGAATTTTATAGCGAAAAGTAAATAATTACTCTCATTCAATTCATCAAATCTCATATATTAATCAATCATTGTGGGAACTTAACGTCTTCTGCGTCAGCGGTGATTCCGCCAGCAACGAATACTTCATGCTTAACTCTGAGAGTTCCATGACCATCAACATATGTAGTAACACCAACCCATCCAGAGTGTGGTGGTGCGTACAAACGTGCTTCTCCAGATGCAGCATTCGCAGCGGCAACTTCGTCCGAATCTACACCATAAATTTCATTACCTTCCCAATTTGTATCATCTGGAAGATACACTGGAGATTCATCAATATTATAAGTTTCAGTTAGAGTTGATCCTGCAGTAATCGACGGACGAACAAGTGTTAATTGTGTAGCAGAATCTACAGTCTTAATAACACCACTACCATAAGTGCCGATAGTAATTACCAATCCAGGAACAACACCATTACCCTCTGTCCAGGTAGTGCCGTCGCCAGTAATTACACCAGCATCAGTGATTGTAGTAACAGTTCCAGTCGAATAGACAGTATCTTTGTTTCCCCAAAGAGACATGTTTCCTTACCTATAATTTCTTTATATTGATATTTATAAAAAACGGAGACCTTTAGTCTCCGAAAAAATCACTCTTCGCGATTTCTAATTGCTGCTGCAACTGTTTCTAGAAGTTTATCATCCATGTCGGTTTTAGTCAGTTTAACTGCCTTACCTAGGATTACTAAACAAACTTCAATCAACTTTTCACCAAGTTCCTCATTTTCAGGAATCTTAGCAACGGCATCAGTAATAATCTTTGATGCTAATGGAAGAAGAAAGGCAAGCATTGGTTTAATAAAAACTCTATTCTATATAGACGCAATAAACTCCTTAAATGTTTTCTTCTTCTCCCCAGTCCAACTTTCTTTTTTAATTCCACCAATACGGTCAACTAAATTCCCAAGTTTACGTGCAATTTTATCACGATTACGCTCTTTTGGTTTTGAAGTAGAAGACCCACCTTTCTGGCGTTTAGCATAATCCATATAGGACTCACCAGGGCGCAATTTCTTTGGATCTGGTTTAGATGCAGCAGGTTTGGATGAAGATGAACCAGCACCATCCTCACGAGCACGTTGCTTATTTCCCTGCCCACTTATTTGAGCATCCTTTTTGGGATCTGGATGCCAGTAATCACCAGACTCTTTTACTTCCTTCTTTTCGGGAAGTTTATCATGCTTAGTCTTTGCAAACTTCTTTACATCAGACTTGGACATGGAGGAAGCAGCTTGGGCAACCTCAGGCGAGGGAGAGTCCATCTCCCCCTTCTGAGCCGCTCTAACCATCCCAAAGAAGCGTTGTTGTGCTCTAGAAATTGCTGGCATTGATCAGTCCCTCGCAGAATCGTATTTCTCTCTTGCTTTAGATTCTCTCTTTTCTTTAGAAGTGAATCCATGCTTAGCAACACGTTGATTGCTCTTTTTAATACGTGCTTGAGTTAACTCTCCTTCGGTTGGTTTACGACCTTTTTCTTTTGGTTCTTGACGTGAACCAGGATGTTCTTTACGGAACTTACTAGTTATACCCTGATATTTACCTGCCTTCTCATAACCAGCAACTTCTTTACCCTTTTTTTCAACTTCTGGATTTCTTGCTTCACCAAGTTCATCAGCAGTCTTCATGTTTCTTGGAGCAATATCCAAACTAGCAACTTGAATTCCTCTTGCTCTCATCTTGTTTTTGATTAGAGACATTTCAGTTGGTTTTGCTCTCTCATCACCAGTATTACATTCACATGGAGATTTACCACATTTCTCACATACCTTTGCCTCTTCACCCATAGGAAGTTTACCCTGCTTCTGAAGGTTTAACTTCTGACGCTCTAGTTGCTGCTTCTTCATCTGAAGTCTCTTCAGATTAGAAAGTTTTTGTTGATTAAGTTGTTTTTGTTTTGGATCTTCAGTTGCTATCTGCTCTCCAAGGTTGGGCATAATCTTAATAAGTTTTGCATTATTTACACCCTTACCAGTGATCTTTTTTTCACCGTCCTTCTCTTCAGTTTCGTAAATAACTTCTTCTTTTCTGGTGTCTTTACCATCAGGAACTCCACCCTTCTTGCGTTGAATAGCGTTATGGACTGCACCAGCATGTTCCTTAGATGGTGATTCTACTTTACCATCTCCATCATAATCTTTACCTGCTTTAGCAGCTGCAGTTTGCTTTCCTTTGTTCTTTTCAGCATCAATTGGTTTTCCGTAACCAGTCATTTCAACGGATGAAATATTCTTATTGGCGCGAAGTTCTGCAATCTTAGCACGAGTTGCATTTCTTACATAGGTATTTCCAGTTGCCTTATCAGTAACTTTAATTTTGTAGGTCTTTTCATCAGATTCGCTAACAACTATATCTTCTTCTTCCTTAACACCTTCAATGAAAACTTTGGTCAATGCCTCAAGAACCAAATCTTTGGCAGCATCTTTCATATAAGAAGTATGGTCCTCTCCAACCAATTTCTTCTTAGCAAGTGCCTTTACACCCGCAGGAGCAGGAGATGCTGCAAGTTGCTGCATATATGCTTTACTAACTTGAGCGGGACTTAGTTTAGAATCCTTTCCAAGTTTTTGCTTTACTTTATACTTAACATCATAAGCAAGTTGTGACGCTTGCTTCTGAAGTTTGTCATCGCCTTGCGCGTGACTACCGTGCTGTGGTGTTTCGCTCATTGGTAAAAATTAGACTACTTCTTTTTCTTATATTTATTTATGAATTGCTGTCCCCATGAAACTGGATTAGTGGGGACCATAGTTTCCGTATACTTTCTAAATGCATCTGTACCAACCAATCTTTGGTCCGCAGGTACTCCAGATGGAGACTTACTGTTCCTCACTGACTCATTTACATCTTTAATCCAAGATTTAAACATAATCTTATCTTCAGTGACACAAATAAGATGGTTAGCACCTCTACGAATAATTCTACCAACTAACCCAGTGTTTAGATTTTCAACAACTTGTCCAACCTTATAAATTTTTTCCCGAATATAATTCTCACGAAGATTTTTCCAATCAAACTTAGGAGCAATTTCCCAGAGATTCCAACCTTCTTTGATCTGCATTGCGGCACGAAGAGTATTATAAAGTTCCCTTGCTTGCTTATCATTCATTGAAGCAGGAACACCCTTACGGAATGCTGCAAAGTCTCCTTCTGCTGCTGCCTTTCTTTGCTTTGATGCCGACATTCCTGATACATCATCTTCAGCATCAGGATCTCTATCGCCAGCAGAACGAACTTCTAAGGTATCAAATTGATATAGTTTTCCATTATAGTTTCCAGAAAGGTTTTCAAATTCTTTAACTCTATCTCCACCACCAATAATTCTTACACCAGCATATCCATCCATATGCGCCTTTTTGAGCACATCAAAGATAGTGCGATTTGCTGGATCATTCATAATCTTCTCACTATGATTTGGATACATCTGCCTCATGATAGAGACTTTAGTATCAGGATCAAGAGGATTCTTTTTCTTATCTTGACTGCGTGAAGGAACAATAATATAATCACCATCATCTGATGATGATGCCACAGTATCTAAAAGTTTTTCATGACCAGTAGTTGGTGGATTGAAACGTCCAAAAGCAATGGTGAGTGTGCCCTTTGTCTTTTCAACTTCTGGAGGAACTAATTCAATTGGTTTTTCTGCAGCAGGTTCTTGCTGTGGTGCAGGTTCGTTAGTTGGTTGTGAAAGATTTTTTTCTCCATCAGTCTGTGGAGGATCCTGCTGTCCAACTCTCTGCCTTTTATTGAAAAATTTTAGTCTACCTTTCTCAGTCTTGGCAACAAATTCTCCTTTTTTATCATACCACCCTCCATGACCATCGCCTTGCAACCCCATTCTGGTTGCTTGTTGGACTGCAGTAGATTCTTTTAGGAACTGTAAAAAACTTTTCATTTAGTAAGTTGCTTCAGTATTGCTTTCTTATTTTTGATGACGTATTCTAAGATACTATCTCTTTCCTTTATATATTTATTCTTTATCTTTTCAGACCGACAAAAGGTCATCTTTCCAGTGTAAATTTTATAAATGTGTACTAGAAATTCATCATACGTATAATTATTTTTTCTAGAACTTGGTTCAAAAGATTTAATCAACTCAACTATCAATTCATTCATTTGATAACACCATTAAATTTAAATGCCAAATTGATAAACTGCCCCAACTTATGCTTATTCCCTGTTTGATTAGTCCTCATAGTAAAGTCCAGTTTAGTATCATGATCATCGCATGTCAAGGTAATGATGATGCTTTGTTTAGATGTTGTACTCTTTTCAACTTTTATTCCTCTACATCCAGATTTTGATCTTTGAACACATTCCTTTACAATATCATCATCATTTACGATTTCCCAATTATCACGAACTGCTTTAACAACAACCGTTGGGACTTTCAAATCAACATGAGCAACTTCTGTTAACATCCATTGCTTTGTTTTATTACAATCTTTAGATAGATATTCTATCATCTTATCTCTCAACCACTCTAGTTGAGCATCATATAATTCATTGTAGTATCCAGAGTCGCTTCTTTCGAGAGCAGCAACTGCAGTAACCATACTTGGTTTACCATACTGTTCATATGATGGTATGTTTGGAACTTTCGTATAGAAAGTGTCATATGATTCTTTCTGCCACTTTTCATAAGTTTGAGGATCATTAAAGGCAGTGAAAATTGTTTTTCTCACATAAGTATTCAACTTAGGTTCTCTTGTAGATGCTCCACCTGCTTTTAATGAAATTCCAAGCATTTTTCCATCATTATATTTAATAAAGATATCTCCAGGGTGATTGGCATTTACACCTGGTGGTTTTGCTCTATATCCCCAGTACACTTGAGATATTTTTTTACCATCATTTTGCTCTTTGAGATATTTCAAAACTCCCTTTGCGTTTTGAACCTTTTCCTTAAACTTTGATGAATGTATGGCTTGATCTATGAATCCTTTTCCTGCTTTCCAATCATTTCCAACAAAAATTTTAGAGTTCTTATCATATGCACTTTGAACTCTGGCATAGAACTGTTCTTCATTTAAAGTAGCAGGTATTTTATTTTCAAATGCAATGGCAGGAAAAAGTTCAGTAATAGAAGAATTGAGTGTGGTTTCTGCCATACCACCTCTTTTATTTTTATATACAACAACTACATTCTTCCCCTTAACATAAGTTGCATTTTCACCAGACTTTGGTGACATTTTTTCCTCAATAGAAAACTTAGATTTTTTTAAGGCAGCACCAATTTTGCTTCTAGCATCATCACGTTCACCCTCAGTTTGAACGGTAATATAAACTGGTTGCTTTCCTTTTATATCTCTAATTGAGATTTGTCTGTCCCCTAGAGAGTTTATAATTTCAACAACTTGTGCCTTGGTAGTTTCGGTTATACTAACTGCCATGAAACTTTTTTTAAGTATTTAGTGTCGATGAAAGGACTTGAACCTTCATGGATTGCTCCACTGGAACCTAAACCCAGCGCGTATACCAATTCCGCCACATCGACTTACTCCACAACCTGGATTCGAACCAGGGACCAAGTGATTAACAGTCACCGACTCTACCGCTGAGCTATTGTGGAATATTTCCCTTTCGGGATGGAGAATAGGAGACTCGAACTCCTGACATCCTGCTTGCAAAGCAGGCGCTCTACCAACTGAGCTAATTCCCCTGGCAGCCCTTTTGTTAAAGGGGTAGAGCCGAACCCCTGTCGGGACTAGAGTTTGGACCCCTCTTCCCTTACGACCCTACGGACGACACCCGTAGTAGAAGTTGATCTCCTTCTATGCTATCTGCATAACGAGTATCAAAGCCACTCGTCGGACTTGAACCGACGACCTACGGTTTACAAAACCGTTGCTCTATCCAGCTGAGCTAGAGTGGCGTTCTTCTTTATTGAGTTTAAAATACAACTTATAGTATCGTTGTTTGATACTATCTATTGCATTCATGTCTTCCTCAAATCCCATATATTTGAGGAGTTGGTAAGATCCTTCTAACTCACTGAGCAATCTTAACACATTGATTGAGTTAGTGTCAAGTCCACCAAACCGATACTCTTGTTTTTTAGAGTTTTCCACCAACTTTTCCATCATTCATAACTCTAGTAGTTTCTTCCGACCACCCTTCTTGTCTACCTTTAAGATAGAAACGGGTGCCAGATACACACTGCTCTTCAGTCATGGCAGTTACTAGTTCTTCACCTTCTCTGGTGGCGCTGTGCCACAGACCATATTTGGTTTTGTAAACACGAAAGATATCATCAATCCATTCATGTTCAGCAATTTCTGGATGCTCACTCATCGGTCATCCTCGGCGCGATTCTCAGAATAGTATACATCAAAAGAACCACCTGGATAACGCTTCTCAAGCTTCTTAACGTTAGTGGCAATTACATCATCGAATGAAACGCCGAGTGCCATACATGCCTGAGCAGCATACCACATCAAGTCACCCAACTCAATAATCAGGTGCTCACGGTTGTCATCATTCCAGGGTTTGCCTTGAAACACCATCTTCTTGATGATCTCAAGGAACTCACCACCCTCAGCATTGATACCAACACCAGCAGTGAGAAGACGTTCAATGTTTGCTCCCTTTTCATCTAGTTCCACAAGACGGTCAGAAAGAGCAACAAAATCAGTAGATGCATCAGAAGTTACAGCATCTACAAACTTCTGATACCGTTCAAAATCAATATGCTTAGTCATTAAAGAAAAATTTTGTGTGTGTTTATTTTACAATAAAAATTGCCTTTAGTCAATTACAATCTTTTGAAGACTTGATTCTGGCAATTCTAACTTTTTCCATCCAGCCAATTCTGGATGTTGTGCATACAATGGACCCTCATAGTTTCCAGCAAATTCTTTTTTTGAATTTATATTGACAATTTCCCCTGGGAGAGGAGTAAATTGATAGTAATGACCATCCCAAATTGCATTCCTAGTATGAACAAGAAAAAGAGCATCTCTTTCTCCGCCACAATCGGCAATTTTCTTTTTGGTTGGATTAAATACTGAATAATAACCGTTCATTTTTTCTTATGGATCCAACATTTTTGGTATACATTAAATTCCTTTCCACCTAAAACTTCATTAACTGCCTTTTGAACTGTAGGAAAATATTCCTCATAATCATGTCCAGCAATTATTCCACCAACTTTTACTTTTGGCATCCATGCTTTAATATCAGATTTAACATCTTCATATTCATGTGAAGCATCAATGAAAACAAAATCCAGGGATTCATCATCAAATTTTTTAGATGCCTCAATGGAACTCATTTTCATTTCAATAAAATAATCTTTTAATGGTTCCATATTGGTCTTCCAAATATCATATAATTTTGGAAGAATATCCCATCCTTTATGATCTGGTCCACCTAACCAATGATCAACACAATAGAATTCAATTTTCTTTCCCGAGTTTGCAATTTCAACTGCCATAAAAGCAGAAGACTTTCCTTTCCAAGATCCAACCTCAACAAATTTACTCCCATCAGGAAAAATATCTACTACAGACTCATAGACGGTTGGATATGTAAACCAATCTTCACCAAATTGCTCTTCCTTATAAATGTGTTCCATACTTAAAATTTAAACCCCTCAAAAGATTTTTTTGGTTTTTCTTCACCATATTTATATTCTTCATCTTGACCAGAATCTAGAATATCATTTTGTGCTGTTTGTTCACAATCATACAATCGCATCTTTGCTCTGTCAATACCCACAATGAATCGTTTATAAACTGAGATATCGTTGTATCGGTTCTTAAGTTGTTTCACCATGATTTGACCTAGGGATTCAAGTTCTTCGGTGCTAATAAGGGCAAACATAAGATCAGCAGTAGCAGGGAGACCAAAGGATTCACTAGTGTCAGTAAGGTCGACATCACTGCTACCGTAACCAGAACGAGTGGTCTGGGTGGCAGATACGATAGGGACCTCGGCTTCGACAGCCAACCCTCTAAGCTCCTCTGCAATAGATTTAATATAGCTATATGAATTGATAGAGCCTCCTTGGCGATATCGGGAGGAAGCACATATATTAAGGTAATCAATGAAAATAATATCAGGTCTAAATGACTTCTTAAGTGCAAGTTCATTAAGAAGTGCCTTAAAGTGTCCACTATGAGCACTTGCAGTTGGGTACTCTTTAATTATAAGAGAACCCTGAGTTTTCTTTGCAAGATTGGTTACCTTGTTTTCAAACGAAGACCTAGGAAGATCAGCAAGATCTTGGATGGGTACGTTGAGCAAGTTTGCATCAATACGTTCAGCAATTTTCTCCTCTGCCATCTCCATTGTAATGTAAAGCACGTTACGTCCGTTAAGCAGCACGGAGCTAGCCATATGACACATGAAAAGAGACTTACCAACACCTGTCCCAGCAAGAGCGATGTTAAGAGTCTTATTAGGAAGACCGCCTTTCGTAATTTTGTTAAAATATTCCAGATCAAACGGGATACGATCTTCCTTTCTGTGATACGCTTCATAACGTGCTTCATAATCATTCAGATAATCATGACCAATATGATTGTCAAAAGAAACTGCAAGTGCATCAGAAAGAATAGATGGAATCGCATCGCGATTTTTCTTCTGATCCTGTCCATCAGCAATGCCAATAGATTCCATAAGGGCAAGATAAATTGCCCTATCTCGACACCACTTTTCAGTGGTGTCTAACAACCACTGCTTATCTGCAGGAAAATCTGAAAGATTTGAAATAATCTCCCGAGACTCTTTAACTTCAGTCTCTGAGAGATCTGTTCGATTCTCCATCTCAATAGATAATGCTTCTGGTGTAATAGCATTACCATAATTCACAATAAACTCAACAATCTCCTGAAAGATAATCTTTTCAGTTCTTTGTTCGAAATAATCTGGTTCAATAAACGGAATTACTTTGCGAGAGTACTCTTCATTGAAAACAAGGTTTCGCAGGATAGTTGACTCAATTCGTTCCATAAGAATAATGTTTTTTAGCAATAACGTCTAGTTTTTCCATCACCTCTTCGGTGAAATATACTTCGGGTTCTTTAAGAATTTGTTTGGCATATACTTTTTTGCCATCAATCTCATATCGTCCAGCGACGTTCTTCCAGAGACCGCCCAGTTCACCGAGTTCAAGAAGACCATAGTAACGATCAAGACCACGCTCATCGTAAAACAAACGTACCGTAACATCTTGGTTCTCCTTACTTAAACGTGACTTAGCAGTCTTTGCCTTGATAAGGTTTCCGACGATTTCAGTTCCGTCTTTTTCCTTTTTCTTGCTGAGGTGAATAATGGTAGA